TTAAATGATGTTACTAACATTAACGTTGGTGAAGCATTATCTGGTATTGGCGGTCTGTTATCACTTGCTGATATGGTAGATGATGCAAATGTTGGAAACACTTTAGGAACAGCAGCAGGTTTATCTGGATTTGGTTTATTTGGTGATGCTGCACAAGGTATTGCTCCAGCTTTAGGAGCAGGAGCTTTAATAGCAAGTTTAGCAGGTCTTGGACAACCAGACCCTTCAAACGAAGCAGGTTTTGCACAAGTTGATACTAATTCTAATAATGTAACTCCATTTGGTATGGAAGGTGATAAATTTAATCAAGAAAATGTTAATCAATCAACTTCTATTGCTAATGCAATGAATAATGTTGTTAATAATATTACTGGTAATTATGGTTTAAAAACTGAAGGTGATATTTTAGTACAAACAGGTGAACGTGACCCATTAAGTGTTACTTTTGGTGATATGTCTGAAGAACCAACAATAAATAATAGATTAAATTATAATACAAAAGAAGGTGATATTTTAAACACAACTGATGATGTAAGTAGATTTTATTATACTGGACAAGTTGGAAATGATGGTTCTGCTTTAGTAGATAATATTGTAAAAGGAACAAATCTATTATCATTAAAGGCAGTAGCAAATGATGAAGATACTATTAACATGAAAGATTTTAGAGTACCTGCATTTTCAGCAGATAAAGTAAAAAATCAATATTTAGATATGGGTCTTGATGAAACATCAGCAAATGCTTTAACAAGTGCTTCTCGTAGTGGAAGTGCTGCAACATCAGAGTTGTTAGGTGGTTTATTAGTTGCAAATACAACAAATGAAGATTTATTTCTAACAGACGCAGAAAAAACATCATTGCTAGAAAAAGGTTATACAGAAGAACAACTTGATGCAATATTATATGGATAATTAAAAAGGAGAAAAAATGGAAAACGAAGGTAAATTAAGACAAGACATGAATAGAGGTGAAAAAGCACAAGCTCTATTACGAAACGAAATTCTTATCGAGACTTTTGATTTTCTTGAGAAACAATACCATGACGCATGGGCAAATTCTTCTGTAGATCAAAACGAAGCTCGTGAAAAAGTTTTTATGATGTTGCAAAACTTACAAACTGTTAAGCAACACATAGAAAGTGTGGTCATCACTGGCAAGTTAGCTAATGACCAATTAACTAAATAAGACCAAGCGTAAGCAGTCTAACAGGAGAAAAACATGACAGACGATAACCCTACAGGGAACGAACCTATCAACATGGCGGAAGCCACAAGCCTACTTCTTGACAGGCAGGAATCAGAAGATAATCCACAACCGAATCAAGAGGCACAACCAGAATCAGAGGTTGAAGAAACCCCTGATGTTACAGATACAGAAGAACCAACAAGTGAAGAACCTGATGAGGCACTTGAAGCTGTTGAGGAAGATGTATCGGAAGAATTAGATGAAGAAGAAGTATCTGAAGAAGAAGCTGAGGAATACGAGGAACAAGAATACTTTACTGTTAAAATTAATGGTGAAGAACAAGATGTTACCCTTGATGAACTAGCTGCAGGATATTCAAGACAATCTGATTATACAAAAAAGACAACTGAGGTAGCTAATCAAAGAAAAGAAGTTGAACAGTTACAAGCAGAACTTTTACAGGAGCGTCAAGCTCTGCAACAAGGATTACAACAGTTAAACCAACAGTTGACATCACAAACATCTAACGAGCCTACAAAAGAATATTGGGATCAGCTTTATCAAGATGACCCATTAGAATATGTAAAGCAACGTGATGATTTTCGTGACAAAAAAGAACAATTAGCACAAGTTAATGCTGCACAGCAGCAATTAGCACAGCAACAAGCTCAAGAACAACAAGTACAGTTTCAAAAACACTTGGCTCAAGAGCAAGAAAAGTTATTAAAAGCAATTCCTGAATGGAAAGATGCAAAAAAAGCTGAAGCTGAAAAAGCTAATATGGTAACATGGGCAAAGAGAGCAGGATTTACTGACCAAGAGTTAAATCAAGCCTCAGACCATAGAGCTATTGTTACAATGCGAAAAGCGTACTTATTTGACCAACTTCAAAACGAGAAACCTCTTGTTAAGAAGAAAGTTAGAAAAGCACCAAAGATGACAAAATCTGGTAAAAAACTTGTTAGTAAAAATTCCTTGAACAAAACTAAGGTTGATAAAGCCTTTAAAAAACTAAAATCAACAGGTAGCATGGATTCGGCTGTTGATTATCTTTTACAAAAATCCACATAACCCAAAAGGAGTTAATTATGGCAGTATATAAAACCGCAAACGCTATCGGTGAAAGAGAAGATTTGTCAGATGTAATTACTCGTATTGACCCAGCGGAAACACCAATATTTTCTAATGGTAAAAAAGTAACAACATCAGGCGTATTTCACGAATGGCAAGTTCAAGAACTTACAGCAGCAGCTGATGATAACTATGTTGCAGAAGGAGCAGACTATTCTTACGTCAATCCAACTGTAACTACCAGACTTGGTAATTATCATCAAATCTCAGTACAAGCAGCATCAGTATCTGGTACACTAGATGTAGTAGATAAAGCTGGTAGAGATAAAGAAACAGCTTATGTTAAAGTTCTTAAAGGACTAGAACAACGCAGAGATATTGAAAAAGCATTATGTAAAAATGAGGCTCGTTCAGCATCAGACCCAAGAAAAGCAGGTAAAATTAGTTCTTATATAACTAATGTAAGCCTTGTATCACCATCAACAACACCAACAGGTGATGGTAGTGATGTTTCTGACAAAGCTGGTACTAACGCTGCACTTACTTTGGCTAAAATAGATAGTGCAATGAAATTAGCGTATGATGATGGTGGACAACCTGATATGCTAGTTGTTTCACCAGCCAACAAAGTTGCATTTAGTGACTTATCAAGTGGTTCAGTTGCAACAGCACAATTACAATATTCAGCACCAAAAGAAATTGCTATTATTGGAAGTGTGTCAATGTATCTAACCGACTTTGGTGAGTTAAATGTTACGATAGATAGGCAAATGCTTAATGATACAATATTCTTATTAGATAGTGACCATTATTCAGTTGGTTCACTACCGAATAGACTATTTTCTGTATCAGATGTAGCACCTACAGGTGACGCAACTAAGTTTGCAATAGTTTCTGAATGGACATTTGTTCCAACAGCACCTAAAGCACACGCTATGGTTACAGACCTAAGCACATCTTAGTCTACAAATGGGAGATGTCTTCGGACATCTCCCTACAAACAAGAGAAAGTAATGACAAAAAAAATTATTGGATATGACCCTATTCAGAAAAAAACTACATATTTTCATGGGGGTAATGATGGTCAACATTATGTAAGTGTTGAACAAGAAACAAAACATATTATAGATAAAGCAAAAAATTTAGATATTGATTACAAACCTTATGATTTGGTTGGTAGTCAAAAACACATGAGACAAATTGCAGAGATTCCTGCTAATTTATTTTTTGAGTTAAAAACAAAACTTGGAGACCCAAAACATAATAAAAAAGCATGGGCAAGATGGCTCAACGACCCAGACAACAAATTTTTTAGAACAGGTGGCGGTAACATATAATGGCAATATCTACTTACGCAGAACTTAAAACAGCTATTGCTAATTTTTTAGCAAGAGATGATTTAACAAATGAAATAGATGATTTTATTGATTTAGCAGAAAGTCGTATATCTCGTGAATTAGAAACACGCTCACAAGATACACGAACAACACTGACAACTACAGCAGATAATGCTTATGTGTCTTTGCCAAGCGATATGCGTACTATTCGTAATGTAAAAATTATGAATAATCCAAGAATTACATTAAGGTTTTTATCACCCTTACAAGTAAAAAAAGAATATGCAACTACAGCAACTGGCTGTCCTAAAGTTTATAGCGTTATTGGTGACAATTTATTTTTAGCACCAATACCTGACTCTACTTACAATATAGAACTAACGTATAAAGGCTCTGTAAGCTCTCTCAGCGACAGTAACACTACAAATACTATATTGACACGCTATCCTGATTTATACCTCTATACGAGCTTATTTCACGCTTATACGTTTTTGCTAGACGAACAAAGAGCAACACAATATGAAGCATTAATACAAACCATATTACAACAGATTAGAGTTGATGATGAAAAAGGTAGTTATGGTGTTGGTTTAGAAATGCGAAGTGTGTATGGAGAATAAATAATGGCAATGAATACACCTTTTGGCGAATGGTTGCCTGACCAGCCTGATAACACTAGCGGAGTGACAACTGCAAAAAATGTTATTCCTGCTGCACGAGGTTATCGTGGCTTACAAGATTTATCGCAATACAGTAATGCTGCCGACAATAGATTAAGAGGTATCTTTGCCGCTAAAGACGATAGCGGTGATCCTAAGATATTTGCAGGTGACGTAACAAAACTATATGAGTTTACTAAGTCTAACTCTAATTTAACAAATATATCGAAAGCAGGTAACTACACATCACTAGGCAATGAAGATATATGGAAGTTTATAGACTTTAGTGGTTTTGTTATAGGTGCATCAGGACACAATAATATATTGCAAGTATATGATAATGGCACAAGTTCTACTTTTGCTGACATATCTGGTAGCCCTGCTGCTAAACATATTGCAGTTGTTGGTGACTTTGTATTTACTGGCAATGTTAAATATGGCGGTACAGCTTATCCTAATCGTGTGTATTTTTCTTCTCTAGCGTCACACACTGGTTGGACAATAGGTACAGACCAATCTGATATACAAGATATATTCGATATGGGTGATATAACAGGTATCGTTGGTGGCGAATATGCAACTATATTGTGTGAAAGAGGTATTGTGCGTGGTTCGTATGTTGGTACACCACTTATATTCCAATTTGACAAAGTGCAAACAGGGTTTGGTTGTAACTATCCTAACTCAGTAGCAAATGTTGGTGAGACTGTATTTTATCTATCAGATGATGGTTTTTATCAATTTGACGGACAAAGAAGTACACCAATAGGTGCAGAAAAAGTAAATCGTTTTTTCTTTGATGATTTTACTATACGAAACAAAGGCAGAATATCTACTGCTGTTGACCCTACAGAACAAATAGTTGTGTGGTCATATACATCAGGTAGCTCTAATGATGATACGCCTGATAGATTATTAATATATAATTATGCGTTACAAAGATGGTCGTATGCAGAATTAGATTGTGAACTTATATCACCATTTATGACTATTAATTATACACTAGAAGAATTAGACGCTATTAGCACATCACTTGATGGTTTACCTGCATCACTTGACTCATCAATATATATAGGTGGTCAATTTATATTTGGTGGTGCTAAAGATAAAAAGTTACACACCTTTAGTGGTATAAATAAAGAAGCACTAATAGAAACTGCTGATTTAGATACATCTAATGGTCGAGCAAGTGTTATAACCAATGTTATACCTTATGTAGAAATAGTAGATGGCACAACACCTAGTATTACCGCACAAGTATCGTCAAGATTGAGACAAGTAGATCAAGATAGTTTTGGTACAGCAAGTTCATTAAATGCTGATGGATATTGCAATGTTAGGTCAAATCAAGGTAGGTATCATAAAATAAGATTAAACGTATCAGGCACTTGGAAGTATATTCAAGGTGTCGAAATAGAGGCAAAAACAACAGGTAAAAGATAATGGCTGACAACCAGTATAAACGATTAGCTCATCAAGGTGGCAACCCTAGACAAGTTGCTGAAGTTGTTAATCGTATATTAGACGGAGGAATAAACTCTACTGGTAGTGTTACACTGCAAACCTCATCTACTACGACAACAGTAAATGATGTTCGTGCAGGGGAAAATAGCGTTATAACTTTTATGCCTAAGTCTGCAAACGCTGCCGCAGAACTTACAGCATTATTTATATCGGCTAGAACAAACGGCTCTTTTACAATTACGCATAATAGTAGTGGAACATCAAGACAATATGAATACATCATCATTGGATAAACAATCGTGGCTAAAGTCACGCAAGTATATTTTAGACGCATTAAAAAGAGGTATTGATTCTCATAGTGAAAAAGATGTATTCTATGCAATAGCACGAGGTGATGCACAACTTTGGACTGGTCAAAAAAGTGCTTGTGTTACGGAGATAGTAACATACCCTAACTTTAAATCTATACGATTTTGGTTAGCAGGTGGTGATTTAGAAGAATTAAAAGAAATGGAACAACCTATTTGCGAATGGGCAAAATCTATTGGTTGTAAAAACGCACAAATAATTGGTCGCAGAGGGTGGTCAAGAATGAAAGATAAAGACAGAGCTTATGAAGAAGTAGGCACAATATCAATGAGGAGTATATAATGAGTATAGGACAGGACGAAGTAGTACCACAAACTACAACTGTAAATCCCCCTGCTTATGCAGCACCATTTTTAGCGTATGGTGCGAATGAAGCACAAAGATTATACAATACTGGTGGTGGTTTTAATTATTTTCCAGACAATACATTAGCAGGTTTTAGCCCTGAACAACAAATGGCTATGACATTGCAAACTAATAGAGCATTATCTGGTAGTCCAATAACAAGAGAGGCACAAGACCTTTCATTAAATACGTTGCGTGGTGATTTTTTATCAGGCAATAATCCTTATTTTAGACAAGCTGTATTAGACCCAATCACACAAGATATACAAAGTACATTTAGTCGTGCAGGTCGTCTAGGCTCTGGTGCTAATCAAGATGTATTAGCTCGTTCACTTGCAACACCACTTATGCAAAATTATGAAACTGAAAGAGCAAGACAAAATGCTATGATTAGTGCAGCTCCATCAATAGCTAGAGCTGATTTACAAGATTATGCAGATTTAGCTAGAGTAGGTGCAATGCGTCAAGATCAAGCACAAAGACAAATTGCAGCAAACATGGATAGATTTAACTTCTTACAATCTGCACCAGCAAGAAACCTAAATCAATTCTTAAATCAAGTTGGAACAGCAGCAGGTGGTTATAATTCTAAAACTGTGCCAATGACAAGAAATCCATTAAATCAAACCTTAGGTACTATTGGTAATGTAATTGGTGGTATAGACTTAGTAAGGGGGTTATTTTAATGGCTATAACTCAATATAAAGGTAATTTTTACGATACAAATGACCCTCAACAAAACGCTGAATTGTTACGATTACAAAGAGCAGAAAATTTAAAAAAAGCAATGCAAAGTTTGCAACCTAATAGACAAGATGCTCCACGAAAAAAATTAGAAGCTGCAAATTTATTAGCTCAAAATCAAGCTCTTTTAAATGCAAGAACAGGAGTACCACCAGTATCACCAAATACATATAATGTTTTATCTCAAAATAATGGATTGTTAGAAGTTGCTCCGCCAAATACAAATA